CTCCTAATTCAGGTGCAACGTTTACTGTTAAACAGTGGAATGATGATACTAAACTTTGGTCAACTATTCCAGCACCATTGTATGACACAGCAGAAGGTGCTCTTGCAGCACTAGACAAAACAGGCGGCGGCAAGAATCTTGCAATAGGCGATCTATATGTAAATGTAGACGTTGCAGACACAACACCAATTGATGCAACTTACAAAATTTTCCGTAGAGCTGCTACAGGCGCAACGAAAATACAAAGTGCAAAAATTGCAGCACAACTATCTGGCGCAAGTGTTAGCTTTACAATGGCTGAATCCATTATAGGCTCAGCAACTTTAAGTAGCGCAAAAACAATATCATTTACTGGTAGTGGCGCAAGTGCTGATGCAGACGATATGGCTGGCGCTATTAACAGTGCAGGATTTGTAAACATAACAGCAAGTGTTGATGCACAAAATAGAGTTGTAATTTCACATGCTGGCGGCGGCGAAATGAAACTTGTAGATACAAGTGGTGATCTTGCAGTAGCAGGATTTGCACCATATGACGTAAACAATGCAAGTACAACAACAATTAACCTAGACTATGCACCAGGAACTGACGGAACTACAAATCCAGAGCAGTATGTTGCTAGTAACTGGCGTACACTATCTTACACAGCAGACGACGATGCACCAACAGCATTAGCTGCACAAGGTGAGTTATGGTATAGTTCAGTAGTTGATGAAGTTGATATTTTGTATCACAATGGTACTACTTGGGTAGGATATGCAGACGCAACAGCATTTCCAACAGCTAACTCAACAGGTCCATTAGTTACAGCTAGTGAACCAAAAACACAATCAGATGGTTCTGCACTAGTTGCAGGTGATCTTTGGATTGACACAGCAGACATTGAAAACTTTCCAACAATGTATCGTTGGACAGCAGCAAGTGAATGGCAGTTAATTGACAAAGCAGACCAAACAACTGAAAATGGTGTGTTATTTGCAGATGCTCGTTGGGCAGATGCAGGTGCTGATTCAGACGCAGCTTCAATTGAAGAGCTAATGGCATCTAACTACTTAGACCCAGATGCACCGGATCCTGCACTATATCCAAAAGGTATGTTGTTATGGAACCTAAGACGCAGTGGATTTAATGTTAAGCGTTTTGAGCGTAACTATGTTGATGTTTCATTAACTAACGATCGTTCAGCAGACGAGTCAATGGCTAGTTATTATCCACACCGTTGGGTAACAGACTCAGGTAACCAACCAGATGGTTCAGGCACATTTGGACGTCACGCACAGCGTAAGTCAGTAACACAGTCTTTGCAAGCAGAACTAAACAGTAACACTGAAATCCGTGACGAAGAGTCACGTCAGTTTAACTTGATTGCTACACCAGGATATCCAGAACTAATTGGTGAAATGATTTCACTAAATTATGACAGACGTTTAACAGCGTTTGTTGTTGGCGATACTCCGTTTAGATTAACACCAGATGCAACTTCATTAAATGAATGGGCAACAAACGTTAATCTAGCAGTTGAAGATAACGATCGTGGATTAGTAAGCAGAGATGAATATCTAGGCATTTACTACCCAGCAGGATTTACAAGTGATAACGAAGGTAATAACGTTGTTGTTCCTCCAAGTCACATGGCATTACGTACACTGATACTAAATGACCAAGTTGCTTATCCTTGGTTTGCTCCAGCAGGTACAAGACGCGGTGGAGTTACTAATGCTTCAGCAACAGGATATGTTACTAGCGAAGGTGAATTCAAGAGTGTTGCACTTAATACAGGACAACGTGATACACTATACACAAATGCAATTAACCCAATTACGTTTATTAGCGGAAGTGGACTAGTAGTATTTGGTCAAAAGACTCGTGCAAGAAATGCAAGTGCTTTAGACAGAATCAACGTTGCACGTCTAACTGTTTACATGCGTGGACAGCTAGAGTTACTTGCAAGACCATACTTGTTTGAACCAAACGATAAGATAACAAGAGATCAAGTTAAGGCAGCAGCAGATGCGTTCTTACTAGAACTAGTCAGCTTAAGAGCTATTTACGATTATGTTGCAGTGTGTGATGAATCAAACAACACACCAGCAAGAATTGATCGTAATGAACTGCACTTAGATATTGCAATTGAGCCAGTGAAAGCAATTGAATTTATATACATTCCATTGCGTATAAAAAACACAGGTGAAATAGCAGCACTTGGTTAAAAACTACGTATATAACTGGCGCTTGAGATATAGCGTCAGTTATATGATAAATACTTGTGAACAGGAGAGGATAGAATGCCAATCACATCATTAAATAATATTTCGGTACCAACTGAAGGCGCTGGTAGTAACCAGAGTTTGTTGATGCCAAAACTACAGTATCGTTTCAGAGTCATCTTAGAAGGCTTTGGCGCAGGTGCTGACTTAAGAGAAATGACACGTCAAGTTGTGGATGTTACAAGACCAAACGTAAGTTTTGAACAAATTACAATTGATGCATATAACTCAAGAAGCTACCTAGCTGGTAAGCACACTTGGGAGCCAATTACACTTACACTACGTGAAGATGTAAACAACAACATTCAACGTGTTGTTGGACAACAGCTACAGAAACAATTCGATTTCTACGAGCAAGCATCAGCTGCTTCGGGCGGAACATACAAGTTCAAAACTAAAATCGAAATTCTAGACGGTGGTAATGGTAACTTAGAAGCCAACGTATTAGATAGATACGAAATGGTTGGTTGTTATCTTGAAAGTGCTAACTACAACACATTAGCATATTCAACTAATGATCCAGTTACAATTTCATTAAACATTCGTTACGATAATGCAATACAAACTGAGCCAGGCGGCGCAATAGGCGGCGGCGTAGGTCAATCAGTAGGTAGAGCAGCAGGCGGTACAGATGGTCCGCAAGTTCTAGTTACAGGCCAAAGCTAATAACTTAACTGCATTCATCCTTTATAGAGGGGTTACTTTTTTAAGTAGCCCCTTTTCTTATTTGTACGCACTTTATAATTTGGATAAATATTAGTATGGCACAATTAGTAGACAAAATAAATCTAAGAGACGCAAGGCATGCTCACCAAATATATACTCAAGGCGGATTTGACTTTGCGCCAAAAGTTAAGTTTCTTTATCATGTAGTGTTTAACTTAAACACCGCGGCCGTTAGTAGTAATCCAAATACTGCATCCTTTCAAAAACAAATTAGTACATTAGTTAAGACTGCTGATTTACCAAGTTATTCGACGCAGATAGAAACAAAAAAACAATATAATAGAATTAAGAATATGCAAACTAGGATCGATTATGATCCAGTAAGCATTACATTACACGATGATAATGTGGGCATAACTACTAAAATGTTAGAAGAATACTATAGATATTATTATCAAGATGGAAGTAAATTTTCTGCCTCAACTAATACAGTAACAGGCTTTGGAGTGAGAGACAAGTACGCAACCGACGTTCCTAGATACGGATTAGACGGCGCACCTGACGACCCTTTCTTTAAAGATATAGTAATATATCAATTAGCAAGGCAAGAATGGACAAGTTATACATTAATAAATCCATTAATTGAAAAATTTCAACACGATTCTGTTGACGCAAGTGACGGGGTTGGTATATTACAAAATGCACTAACAGTAGTATATGAAGGCGTAATTTATAATAGAGGTAGTGTAGGATCCGGTGATAAGAATTTTGCAGATGCTGATACAGGATATGATTTAGAACCTAGTTATCTTAATGGTTCAATATCGTCGCAGCGTACTTCAATTAAAGACCGTCCTACTAGAATACCTAGTGATAGTGGACCTCTAGTAAGATTTGGTAATGATTCAGTTCCAGGCGGTGGTTCTATTATACGTGATATTATAAAAGATCCTGGAGGGTTTTCAAACTTTATTTTTCCATCTGCGCCCTCTACAAGTCCTGTATCAACATTAGCACAATCATCTGTTAGATTACTTGACGGCGCATCAATAGGTGACCAATTACGCCGTAATCCAAGCCTAGCTAGAACGTTTACTAACCAATCCGTTTCTACAGGCCAAGTTGAGAACTTTGCTGTAAGTACATTAAACGCATTTAATCAATTACCAAGCACACAACGTTCTGCTATTACTGATGAGTTAATTAATAAAGTGTCCGGCGGAGATAAGAAGTTGCAGCAAATTGGTAGTAGTATATTAAAAGGATTAGTTTAATGGTAAGTTCAGGAGTAAGTACTAGTACACAAACTACAGATAGTGCAAACAAAACAAAAAAGTTTTTTGATAGCTACTTTAAGAAAGACATATATTATAGTGCAGAAGAAGTTGATGCAGCAGTTGGTCATTTCTTAGCAAGAGGCTTTGATAAAATAGCAGCAACGAATACAGCAGTAGTATTATTGCAACAAGCACAACAAGAAGATGTTCCAGTATTTAAAATTATTGATACGTTACGTGGACTAGATGATGTACAACTAAGCAATGTTGTAGCACAAATACTTAATATAAACAGAGAAAAAACAAGTACATTAGGCTTCAAAATAAATAATGTTACAACTAAGTTAGAACAGAGAAATATAGTTGTCTAATGGGAAGATTTGCTCAAGGGAAATTTAATCTAAAAAACCCTGACAAGTATATGGGTAACAAAACACCAACATATAGATCCGGTTGGGAATTTACCTTTATGAAATTTTGTGACGAACATCCTGCTGTAGCAAAATGGGCTAGTGAAGCAATACGTATTCCTTATAGAAATCCGCTTACAGGAAAGCATACAATATATGTTCCAGATTTCTTTATAGTCTATGCTGATGCCAAAGGAAAACAACACGTAGAACTAATTGAAGTTAAGCCATCAAACCAAGCACGCCGAGATAGATTAGGCAACTCGCAACATAATAAAGCACATTATATTATAAATCAAGCAAAGTGGGAAGCTGCAAGGGTTTATTGTAAACAAAATAACATATTATTTCGGATAGTAACTGAAGAAGATATTTTCCATACAGGTAGACGTAAGTAAATATGATAAATAATAGTAGCATATAATGGAAAAGTCCTATGACAAAAAAACTAGAAGATTTACTTAATCTACCTGACGCAAAAGAAATAGTAGAAAATGCAGAGAAACAAGAAGACCAACAAAAGTCTTATGAAGTTGATCAGCAGCAAAAAGCATTTAGAGATATGGCTGAGTTTGACAAAATATCAGCAGCATTGCCGGCTGTAAAAGGATTAGGTGAACTAGCTGATAAAGAGCTTAATGATGTAGCAAATAAAGCTATGCAAGCATATGAAGACTTAATGGACTTAGGTATGAATGTTGAAAGTCGTTATAGCGGGCGTGTATTTGAAGTAGCAGGCGGCATGTTGAAAACAGGACTTGATGCTAAAGTTGCTAAGTTAGACAAAAAACTAAAGATGATTGACTTACAACTTAAAAAAGAGAAGTTAGACAAAGATAGCGGACCAGGCGAAGACGGTATGATTAACGGCGAAGGCTATGTAGTCACTGACAGAAATAGTCTACTTGAACGTCTAAAAGGTATGGATAAAGATAAATAATACATATAGGATAGTATTACATGAGCACATTTTTAGAAAAATTAAACGAAGCAAAAAAAACTTACGAATTTAAAGTAGGAGTTGCAGGCGAACTGCCTGAAAACTTTACTGATGCACTTGAAAGAGCAATGCAAAAATTTAGTGTAGTTAAAATGAGTAGCGGCAAAAAAACACCAATTCAAGAACGTCCACTAGATTTTCCACAATTACAAAATACCGAAGTTACGTACTTTGAAGTAGAAGTTAACTATCCAACTACTAGTCAAGTACTACAAGAGTATGTAGGTACATGTTGCAACATTGATCAAGCACACGTAATTGTACGCAATGCTAACGATCCTAGAGAAGAATATCAAGAACTAAAAGATAGTGCTCCATACGAAGCTAAACTAACTACTGAAGAAATGGGTGGCGAAAGCGCACAAGAATCAGTTGGCGGCGAAAGAGTAATGGGCTTGTTGAAAGAGTTAGAAACAGCACGTAAAGAAAGAGAACATGATCCAGCAGAATCTGCACCACAAGGTGAGTCGGCTGATATTGACATGAAAGAAAACACTAAAGCAGTTGTAGGAGGCTGATATTATGAGTATGAAAAAACTAATTGAATCAATGGATGCAATTGAAGGTCCAGCAGGTATGCCTCCAATGGGTGCTCCAGAAATGGATAAAGGCAATCCAGTAACAATGAATGTATCAATGAATGCAAGCGGCAAAGAGCATGTAGAAGATTTAATTGATATGATGAAAAACGCAGGAATGGATGCAAAAGAAGTATCACCTGATCATATGCCAATGCGTATGGACATGGAAAGACTACGTGATCTTG